CAATGGTATCATAAGAGTTAGCTGTGACTAAAGTTGCTGGACTTGTTCCTACTGCGTTTGATGTATATCTTCTAAAATTTTGTGCCATATATTATCCTTATATCAGAGGGCCACGGCCATTGCAATGGCAAAGCCAGCCGATGCACCAGCGCTTCCTGATGATGCCGCGGTTAATTGTCCTTGAGCGTTTACTGTTAGACTAGCATTTGTGTATGATGCTGCCGTGACAGCCGTGTTTGCTAAGTTAACTGTAACATCTCCAGATGAACCACCACCTGATAATCCTGTTCCTGCTGTTACAGCAGTTATATCACCTGTTGTAGGTGATTGCCATTCGGGTGCAGTCGCTCCTGCATTCATTGCTAATACTTGGTTGGCGGATCCTTTAGCTAATCTTGCTGGTGTATTTGCTGAGGACGCATACAAAACATCACCTTGAGTAGTTAAAATTTCTTCCATAATTTTACTTGCAGGTTGAGTAACAAATACATCTTTAGTTCCTGCAGCAAAATTAACCTGACTAGTATTACCGTTTGAATTAGTAAAAACAGTTGTTCTTGTTAAATTAGCACTAGATCCATCAAGTGTACCTAATCCTACTTCCCATTCATCGGCTGTTTGATGAGCGATAGTATAGTAAGTAGTATTGCTATTACCAATACCAGTAGCAAAAGTATCAAAACCAGTTGACGTACCTCCAAGTGCTACCGCACCTGTACCAGCAGTCGTAGTGGTTTCTTTTACCCTATCATTAACTTTAAATACCATGAGGTACCTACGCTAATTGTATGATAGCAGTTGCTGCTGCCGGCGCCGGAAATTCTATAGTGAAAGTACCAGCTGTTGCTGTTTTATCTCCACCAAAATTTAATACACACACTGCTTTATCACTTTTACTTGTATTGTAAATTAAACAACCACGCGCTGTGATCGTAGCTGCTGACCACGAAACAGCAGATGTAAAATCACAAATTGCAACTGATCCATCTAATGTTGGTGTAGCACTAACTAGAGGTTTTCCCCCAGTAGTATACCCAGTTCCACTAGTACCTACTTGTCCAGATAAACCTGTAGAGTAAGCAGTTGTAGATGCATCTATTGAAGCACTATTTGTGTACAATGCTAAGTTAAAAGTATCACCACTTGAAGCGGTGAAGTTATGTGTTCCGACAAGAACTTCTTGTTTAAAACTGTTTGCTACAGCTGAAGATCCTATTGCCATTATTGTCCTCCTTGAGTTAATTTTTGTGATCCAAGTCCTGGTTGAAATGAAGGTCTAGGTACTCTAAGTACACCAGCTGAATATTCATCACGTTTTCCACGACCCATTTGTTGCGCAGCAACCTCTTGTAAAGTGGTTTCATACGATTGAGTATAAATTTGCAGCATTTCTGCTGGACCCTTTAAATAATTAAAGGCTTCAATAAGACACCCATGTAGTAATAACTTAGGTATGTTATCTCCAATCCAAGTAGTAGGATTACTAGAAGTAAGTCTATCCGGTAATTTAGACATACTTAACTCTACAGTAAAAGCTGCACTTGGAGTAGGCACTACGTATACAGTATTATCATCCCATTGTGAATAATATTTTGGTGTCCCTGTTTGAGATCTATCAGGCCAATATTCATTCATAAAACTTACATCTTTTCTATCAAGAAAAGTTCTGTCTCCAGAACCAGATGCAGGGTAAATCATAAGACTATTAATTGTAGAAAATAAAGTAGGATTAATACCTGTTGCACCAGGTAAACTTAAAAAGCCATTTCCAATTGTAAAATTTGCATATTGATGTGATGTAAAATTAGGTAAAGCTAAATCTCTTAGTATTTTATTTTCAGTAAATTCAATAAAATCATTAACTATAGTATCAGTTAAGACACCATTATAAGCACCAGCAGAATTTGTTGTATTTGTTTCTGTGTAATCTCTTATTTGATTTACTAATTCAGTATATGTTGTCATGCGCTCACCGTAGTTGGTCCAATAAATACCACATTTCCACCACCTGGTCCAGTTGCAGAAGGTGTTGAAGTAATGGTTATATTAATAAAATCATCACTTACACTTGTTGGAGTAAATCCAGAAGCGGACATTAATTCAGAAGGTGGTACACCAAAACGATCAGTTCCAGTTACACCCATTCCTTGAAATTGTGTAGTAGATCCTTCAGTGCCACTGTTAGCTGCATTCCAAAACATAATTGTATCAGAAGTTGTATAGGTATTACCTGGATTAAAAACAGAAACATTTTTACTTCCAGCTGTAAATCTAAATGGATTTGGTGGAAGTAATTGTGTAGTTACTGGTGCTATACGTGCAGGTCTTGGATCTAATAAAGGAATCGCATCAGGTGTATGAATTTGTGGTTGAATTTGCGGAGCCTTAGGTTCATATTCACTTGTGTGAACTTTTGCACCGTTCCATTCTGTTACCATTTCTGTGTAGGGAAATTGTAATCCACTACGATCAGAAATAAATAAAGCATACTTTCCGTTAGCGTAAGCCATTTATTATATTACCACTTACTATCGTTTGGTCCAACCCAAGTATATTTACCACCTTTTTTGGCAGCGCCCATACCTTGAGCAGTTCCACTAACAGTCCCTTTAGTAATTTTAATCTCTTCTCCACCTAGTTCTCTATTAGTTCCTGTTGGTGCATTTCCTTTCGTGGTTGCAGCTCCAGTATTAGCATGAATTTTTGGATCAGCTATTTGACCTCTACCATAATGTCCTATTTTTTTAGTAGAAGCATCTCTAGTGTTGGCCACTTTACTATAATGTGGGTTACTCATTCGTCCTCCTTTTTACATTCACAATTTCCACAAGTACATTGTCCACCGCAGCAAGAACCGCCGTTACTACAATGACACTCATGATCACAATGTTTACATATTGGCATATTACCTCCTATGGTATGTATGCTTGTGCAGGTTTAACACGGAACGCTACTCGCTCCCTGTCAGAATTTGCCGCTCTTTGAAACTCTTCTTCATAAATAGTTTTTAATCCTCCAGCCAAAGATGGCGCTCTTTTTATAGCTATATAATAAGCTAAAGCCGCTGTTAAGCAAGGAAGAAAAAAGAAAGGAACATCTGCATAATTAGTATAACCACCAGCATCCTGAATTCTTCCTATATAAAAGTATTTCATTATATAATCAGTATTTGGACTAGGGTATACAAATAAAGCCATAGGATGTTCTGGTCTACCATAGTTAGATCCTGATTCAGTGGTAACTTCGCCAGCTACTAAACTATATTGAGTAGGCCTAGCATCACCTGCAGCTTGTTGTTCTTTACGAGAAAGATTCATGTAATCAGTATTAGAAATTTTAGTTATGGTTACATCTGTTGTATTACTATTACTAGATAAATTAGCAGTTGCTCCAGCTGAAGCACCTGTTGTAGTAATAGTAGCATCTAGAATATCTACCACATCTACTGGTATATTATAATAATTAGTTCCAGCAGTCATAGTTTGAGTACCATAAGAAATGGTCCATAAATTTAATCCACGGTTAGCCCATTCTGAAAATATTAAATTTAAAGAACGTCTAGCTGTTTTTAAATCATAACCACTTAAAACTTCAAGTCCACATCTTTCAAATGCTTCTTCAATAATTTCTTCTATAGTAAGATTAAATGTTTTAGTTCCTGAATAAGCCATCTAACCTCCTACGAAATAGGATCGTATTCTTTCATAAACTCAATAACTACAGCAGCGCTATCACCATTGGTTACAGAAGAAAAATTAATATTTACATCCCCTGAATAATTGGTTGCTTTTGTATTTTGTAAAGTTCCAATAGAACCAAAATCCATATCGTCAGATGTATCACATACCCATGCAATTGGATTTGTTCCACTGTTATCCCACTCTATTAAAAGTGGTTTAGTAGGGCTAGAAACACTAGAACTCCACCATATTCTATTTATGTTAATATAAGTACATGCTGTCCCGTCATTTCTTGCTTTAAGATTAGATGCATCAACTTTAAAAGTTTCAGCTGTAGTTGCAGCTATTGTAGCTGTAAACGAATAGATAGCTTTTCTATCTCCGTCAAATAATTTTTTTGTATATTGTGCCATTTAATTCCCCTTGTACAAGGATGGGGACATTACTCCCCATCCACGGTTATATTATTTTACCAAGTATCTCCTGAAGCAAGGTTTTTACCTTGCATAAAGTCAACCTTAATCCATGCTTGACCAGCTGTAGATAATGTTCCAGTTGGAGTATAAGTTAATACTGCTTGTACATCTGAGTTATAAGAAACTCCGTCTGAACCAGTCTCTGATTGAGATACGCTTTTCCAAACTGCATTTTGTGTAGCATCCACAGTTACAGCTCCACCAGTATTACCAGTAGTTGTAACTGCACGCATAACAGCAGTAGCAATGTCTGCTAAATAATCCTGATCATCAGATTTTCCAATTTCCATTGGATCTGCTGTTCCAGCATTAAACGCTTCTGCCACCCACACCTTAATACCAGTAATGGTAGATTGGTAAGGAATAATTCCTAGCGCTCTGCAATAAACATCTCCTGCCACAGCCGCTGTTCCCACGGTAATATTACCAGTGGTAGCACCACTTGTAGCAATTTTAGTTACGCTCTTAAAGTTCGCTGCTGTGGTATTAGTAGTATATACAGTACCAGCATTTGGACCTGTGATAGTTTCACTTAAAGCTTTGCCATCAACATCTGTTCCAGTGACAGTGAAAGTAATTCCTGAATCATTACCAGAACTTGTAATGCCAATTTTTCTTGCCCACGCTGCGTCAGCAGTTGTTGAAACTGCACTTCCAAGAGCTGGTGCATAAATTGAATTACCATTAACAGTAGCACATAAAGCGCCATTTAATGTCAAGTTAGCTGCCGCTGCAGTTGTTTGTGAAGCGCAAATACCATCTGTATCTGCCGCTGCTGGTTCTTGAAAATAACGAGCTAATGAGTTAGTTACCCAGTTAGTGTCTTTTAAATCTTTACCACGATAACCACCTGACGTGGCTCCGCTAATTACTGGACCCGTTTTAACCGGACCCTGAAAAGTTGTTGTACCCATTTGTACTCCTTTGGCTGTATAGGCCTTTTGTTACGTCGTCTCTATACCGTCTGCCTAGCCAGTCTACGTAACTATTTTACTAGGAATAAAAGGGCGAACTAACTTCGCCCTTTTAAAAGTTTTATTAAGCTCCTGGTGAACCAAAGATACCTCTCCAGTCAGACCAGCCGAAGCTGTATCTTTCTCTGGCTTTGTATCTAACGTTTCCAGTATCAAAATCGCCTTCCATAGCAGTTCTAATTGGAGCTCTTACAAAGTGTTTAAGTCCATTAGGTGCATCTGTTTTAATGAAGAACGCATCAGTATCAGTAAGGAAGTTGTTTACAACATATCCTTCAGGTACCATACCCATTGATTTGATTGCGTTGATATCATTATCAGCAGTGCCTACTCTACCAGCAGATTTCATTAGTCTCTCAGCTACAAACTGAAGGTTTACTGGTATAATCATTTTCATACCTCTAAGAGCAATTTTCATTCCTCTTTCGTCCTTCATGTCAGCAATATCAATTAACATCTGCTCAAGCGAAGTTTCGTTTAAGTCAGCTGCAGTTGATAGCTCGTTCTTTTGGTCTCCACTAAGAGTTGGGTGATCAGTCGCACAAAGCTCCTTTGCATCCCCACCAAGATAAGAAGCATTAAACGCTCTGTTAAGAATGTTTGCAGCTTTAACTTGTTTAGTGTTAGCCATAGAACGCGCTAATGCTTTAGTATAGCGAGTGCTAAGTTTGTCGTAAAGATTATCCTCTACAG